GGTACACCAGACTTAGCACATGACGAGCGTTTCTTTGACAGCCTAACATTTGGATTTATGTGGGCAACTGTGATCGTAGGTGTTTTTTGTTTGGTATTTACACGTTACATCAGTGCTATTACCCGTGTACCATACAAATATTATTTTCCAATGTTGTTTGTGTTTATCACTTGGGCCTGTGTTCAATATACAGGTGGGTGGGAAGATTATTTTATTCTTGCAGTATGTAGTGTTCTAGGCATACTGTGTAAGAAATATAAATTCAGTCGGCCAGCAATGGTCATTGGATTTATATTAGCAGAGCGTGTAGAGGCTCTAACACTACAAATGACCAGTTTGTATTCAATTGATCAACTGGTTACTCGACCAATATTTGTTATACTTTTACTATTAACTACAGGTGTATTTGCTTGGGGTATAACCACAAAAAGGAGATTAAATTATGCGTAAACTATTAATGAGTCTAGCCATGGTGCTAGGAATGACTTCGACAGCAAGTGCTGATTATACATTTGTTGTTCCACAAAAACCCGGCGGCGGAACCACTGTGTGGACTGAAATCGTTGCTAAAGAACTTGCCCCATTCCTTGGTGAGAAAATTATTATTAAAACTATTCCGGGCGCAAGAGATATTCCCGGCTTTAATAAGTTTCACAATGACCTACAGAAAGACGATAAGACTGTAATGGTGTCTCATGGTGGGAATGGTGTTTCATTTTTGCAAGAGAACGTTGATTACAATTATGCAGACTACACCAGTATTGGACTAATGAACTTGGACATTATTGCAGGCATCAGTAAAGACTTCAAAGAAGGTGATAAGATTTCATTTGCAGCTGGTTCTGGAATGGTGCCTGAAGCATTTGCAATGACAATGTTATTGTGTGGACCTGATTTGACTATGGATCAGTATGCTGAATGTTTTAAGAAAAATGTTATTTGGGTAGCGGGTATGAGTGGCGGCGAACGGCGTCTAGCATTCAAACGTGGTGAACTGAATGGCACAAGAGAGAATCCAGCAGCATATAAAAAACATGTTGCATCAAATCCAGATGCTAAGGTTTGGTTTACACATGGTATTCTAGATGCAAATAGTGCATCACATACGGATGATCCAAACTATCCTAATATGCAGTTTGAGATTTTGTTCAAAAATAAGTATGGTGTTGCACCAAGTGGTGAGTTTTATGATGCATATAAACTTGTAAAAAGTTTTCGAGATGGTATGCAAAAGGCTATTTGGGTACGCAAAGACAATCCTAATGCACAGAAGTTGCAGGATGCACTCACGGCAATGAGCAAAGATGCTACTGCGATTGCCAATATCCAGAAGAAGGTTGGTAAGTATGAATGGAAGATTGGTGTTGATGGAAATCGACAGCGAGACGTTCTAATGACATTCATTACTAAAGATGCACTTCGTAATCTAGTTAAGTTTAATACAGAAGCACTTGGTTTAAAAAGTGTCTATAAAGAGAACTTAATTGCGAGGTGATTTATTAATTTACATTAAATATGCAAGTGCAGTGACCATCCTATTTGCGATGGTCCTGCACGTTGCAGGCATTACGCCTTGGAATAGTTTATTACAAATGGTAGGTGCTAGTGGTTGGATTTATGTTGGATATCGTTGGAATGAGAAAGCAATTATATTGAACTTCCTACCACAGTTTGCTATAATAATACCAATGCTGGTATGGATGTATATGTGATAAATTTAACCAACGGCCCTTGACAAACCCTATTCCGTGTGGTAATATAGTTTATAAGATGTTCAATTATGGAGAAGAACTATGAATATTGGTGATGAAGTCGTATACAACGGCGACTATGGTGAAACCCTTACTGGAAAGTTGACAGCGATTGGTTCTGATAAGGACTCGTATGATGACATTAAGCTTGAGGATGGAGTGTTTCTGTACAAGTCCAAGAAGTTGAAGAAGTATGTTCCCTTCAAGGAAAAGTCTTTGTCTTCTGTCTATATCGAAATTACCAAGGGCAATGCTTCTGGTCTTGCAAATTTTGATTACATTCTTCCTAATGAATTGATTGGAATTGTATAAATAACTCATTATGACAGATTATCCAACTATGACAGATTATCCAATAAGAAAAACAAATCACTGCTATGATTTGGATAAATGTCTAATTGAATGGGAGCTCATACAGATGCGCCTAGGCGATAGACTGTGGGATAGTGATAAAGAAAAGGGTACTGGTATATATAACAACTGTAACAGACAGACTAGTTTACAACGGAGTACGCAAAATGCGTCAGACGCTCGCAGTAACAATAATGTAGTTAATCCATATAGAGATGGCCTTGGTACGCCTAGGGATGTGAAGATTACGGACTGGCGCGCGAATGATGAGAACTACGCATTCTATCAGAAACGCTTCAGAAAGAAACAATCAGAATACACAATACTAAATGAAGCTTATGAAGGTACAGTTTTTGCTGACGTTATCCGTGATGTAAATGGCATACGTTCTAGGATTATTCATAGAACTTCTTGCACAACCAATTCTGTTCACAAGGACAATTCTCCCCGTTATCATATGGCTCTTATAACCAATACAAATGCTTATTTTATTTTTCCTACGTTGAATAAAGTAATTCATATACCTGCTGATGGTTATATCTATGAGGTTGATACTACAATTCTACACACTTTTGTTAACTGTGGACCTGACAGAACGCATTTGATAATCGCAAAACCGAATTCAACATGATTAAGTATAGAGTTTTTTCAAAAGAAATAATAGTAGATAACATGGATCAAGAAGAAGCCCTGACCTGTGTTGAAATGTTAAGACAAAACAATCCAGACATCCTCTATGACATTGAGAAATATAACTGGTCACATGTTGAAAAACGCATGGGGCGTGATCCAGACCTTCATTAAACTATTATAAATAGTCCCATGCAAGATTTCATGGGTAAAGACGGTTTCAGTTGGTTTGTTGGTGTAGTTGAAGACAGGAATGACCCTGCTCAGTTGGGTAGGGTCCGTGTTCGTGTGCTTGGACGACACAGTGAAGACTTGACTAAGGTTAAGACTACTGACTTACCGTGGGCGCATGTGATGCACCCTGTAACTGATCCTTCTATGCAGGGATTAGGTCATACACCCACGTTTCTTACACAAGGTTCGTGGGTTGTTGGTTTCTTTCGAGATGTTGACAGACAGCAACCTGTCATTATGGGTTCATTGCCGGGTGTTCCTGAGTCACCAGCGGATTATAACAAAGGTTTTAATGATCCTCGCGGTGAGGAGGCTCCTCAAGAAAGGTTTGCAAACGATCCCAAGATGGGGCCATACCCCGGCGAAATAAAACATAGTGGTCACAGTATTGGTGAACCAGATACCAATCGACTTGCTCGCGGTAAAGACTCTGAATCACATATTTCACTAATTAGTCGTAGGCTATGGCATTATCGTGGTGATCCCGTTGATAAGTCAGGAGATATTATTGCGGGTGCTGGCGAAGCGTTTAAGAATACACTTTCAAATTTTGCCAAAATTGTTAAAGACGCGGTAGAAGGGGGCGACGTGTCTATTCCACCGGAAACGTCTGTCGATGATCTCGTCGCGGGTTTTGAATTTAGTACGGTATTGGCCGTAAGCGCTGATGACACAACTAGTAAGTTCTCGAAACTTGCCAACGACACTGCCAATCTGAGTGCATCTGAGTATGCTGCAGCATTCACAGAAATTCCAGAGGATGAACAAACAAGACTTCTTTTAAAATGGGGCAGCGTTGCAGCAAGTCAAGAGGAATGGGTCGAACTCGCCGCGCAATTCAATAAATCACCGCCTGATGCAGGAGCTAGAGCCGTTCAGCAATCAATAGATAAGTTTTTGTCATCAGGTAAAGTTTCACCTGAGACTGCTGCAAAGGTAAAATCAGAATTAGCTACGCGAGGAAAGGCTGCTGAGCTAGCAGCAATAAATAAAGAAAAATCACAGGGTGGTAAGACAGGTATTCCAACTGCAACCAAACCATATTTATCCAATGTGTCAGATCAAGCAGTAAAGGAGACACGCGGATTTTGGGAAGAACCTCATCCCAAGGGTATTGTTGCAGATGCTAATCCATATATCTCTGCCGCATATCCTTACAATCATGTATTCGAGTCTGAGTCTGGTCACATTACGGAAGTGGATGATAGTCCGGGCGCAGAACGAATGTATCGTCAACACATGGCGGGGACATTTGAAGAGATACACCCTGACGGTACTGTTGTCACAAAGATCATGGGAGACAACTACGAAATTGTAATTGGTAGCGAGAACATCGTTATCAAGGGTTCTCTGAACATCACAGTTGAGGGTTCGGTACGCGAACTCATCAAGGGGGACTACATACAGGAGATTGAAGGAGACTTCTTTCAAAAGATACACAAGAATCATCGTGTCAAGGTGGGTGCAGCAAATGCTGATCATCCTAGAGGCCCCGGCGGTAATCGTGAGGAGGAGATTGTTGGTAATCATGCATACAATATTAACGAGGATGTTAATGGTCGTATCGGTGGTGATGTTGTTATTAACTCTGAGAAATCCAAGTGGGAAATTGTTGCTGGTCAGTATACACTTGCCGTGGGTGGTGAAAAGATGGATTCAAATCCAACTGGGTCAGGTATCTATATAACGTCATCCTCTGATTATCTATTAAGTGTGAATAATAACCTTTCACAGTCAACCATATCGGGTATTATGAGTATGAAGTCTGGTCACACATTGAATATGAAGTCAGCAGCTGCAATGACTATCAATCCAGAGACAACACTAACACAAACTGTTGGTACTGCATGGACAAGCACCACAGGAACAACATGGGCGCATACCTCTACAGGTAATGCTGAGATTAACGCAGCAAGGATTGACTTGAACTAATGTCTGAATTTCAATTTATAGTGAATGGAGAACTGGTTACTTACGATAAATATGAAGACATACCAGAAGATTTTGAAAATGTTATCAAGTTTATGCCAGACACACCAGAACCAGAAGGTGAAGATGGTAATCACACCGATGAACAACATGAAACAATGGCAGTATGGAATGAGAGACTGCAAGAACTGATGGAGAAAGAACGTGCCCGCAGCAACTAGAATTGGTGATGCAGATGTTACACACTGTTCCACCCCAGCAAGAGCAGTAGGTTCGCCAACTGTGTTTGTGAATAATATTGCATGGTCAAGACAGGGTGATAACAATACATCACACCTATTACCTGGCTCGCCTTGTCCATCACATGCAGCACCAATTGCAACGGGTTCATCAACTGTCTTTGTCAACGATAAAGGTGCTGGTAGAATTGGAGATGGTATCAGTGGTTGCACTTCTGTTGCTGCTGGCAGTTCCAACGTGTTTGCGGGAGGATAGTTATGGTAGATTTTTCAAACGGTAATTTGTGCGGAGCAAGTATTGAACTCAATAATGTCTTATCTAAACTTGTTGATGCAAAGACAGAGATTGAGAGTAAGATGGATGACCCAGCATCTACTGCGGCTGCAGCATTTCAAGCATCCCAAAACGAAATTAATGCATTAACATCTAAATTGCAAACTCTTGAAATATCACCTCTATCTAAATTAAATTTGCAATCAGAAATTGAAAGTCTTTTGTCTCAGGTTCCTGGCAGTGTAGGTTACGCGATTGCACTTGCAAAAATTACTTTAGAGTTTAAGGACGATATTGAAAATAAGGGGTTGACTCTGGAAACTATTCTTTCTATAGCTGCAACTGCACAAAATGAAATATGTGACGTTGTTCCAAATTTTGAAAAGGAGTCAGGAAGCATTGAACCCGCAGTGGAAAAACCTCCGGCAGTAAAACAAGCAGCCAAACCGGCAGAACCCGAAACTCCATCTGTTGTGGTTCAAAATCCAGCTGTTGAAAAAACGTCAGCTGAGCTAAAACAAAAAAAAGAAGATTATACTGTTAGTTCCACACCACCCGAAGAAGATACTAAAGCATTTAAAGTCACGAAAGTTACAAAAGAAGTTTCTGTCCAAGGCGGTGGGTCTACCACCACTCTCGCCAGAGCTGCTGAACCGACAAAGGGAAATAATGTCGTATCCGACGGCGGGTTTATACATAAAACTAAACATGCTCGTGAATATGTAAAATTTGCAGACATAAAAACATCAGATGGTTTTCTGTTAGAGTTTACAAAATTACAACACTCACCAACGTCTGTTAAAGAAATTTATATATACCCTCAATTTGCGATCCGAGATTTTCTCATAACTCCGACGAACTCTAGTATCGCTGCGGGAAATCCAGTTCTTGCTGGTCAGATGAAAGAATGGTTTCAATCCGGCCGCCCACCGTATTATGAATCTGAGTATGGTCCACATATGGTTCTAGTTTCTGGAGATTCTTTAGGATTTAATGAGCCTGAGATTAAAAATGGTTCTATTATATTTGATTCTGCCATCAAACTTGAGGGTGATCATCCCGGCAATGTTACCAGTGTTAAAAGTCTAGGTCGCCGAAGGGTTGGTAACGGAAACGTATGGATTGAAAAAACTAAGTTTAGTGCAAGGATTAATAATATGAATATATTTTATGAGGATGCTAATTTGAATAAAAGATTTGGTGGATACGCAGCGTATATATCGTATTCCTATCTTGATAATTATGATGCTGACATTGCAGTATAAATACAAACACATATAGAGGAGTTATATTATGGGAAAGAAAAAATCAAGGGCGACACAAGTTTCTAAAGGCGAACGCAATAACGTAAACAAGGATGTGAGTAAAGCACTTCGTAGAGATTACTTGCAGAATGATCTTGCACGCTTGAGTAATCAGATTGATGCTTTTAAGAGGGGTAAGAATGTCATGGTGACTATTCCTAACCCAAATACAAATGAGACAAACAAACGATTTCTTCGAGTCAATGCAAAAGACGTTTGGAAGTTTAATAATAAGTTTATTATGAAACATAATACATCAGAAAATGTATAAATAATACTAAAGAGGAATACTTATGTCAAGACATGGCACCGCATACACTGATGGTACGTTTCAAGGTGAAGACCGTGGAGCTCAACTGTATTCCGATATAGATTTGTTTTTTGGTCCTAAGTCGGGAACAAACGATATCAACAGGGTGACAGATTTTGTAGCAGTCAAACGATCTGTTAGAAATCTTGTTCTAACCAACTTCTATGAGAAACCTTTTCATCCCGAAATTGGTTCTGGTGTGAGAGACATTCTATTTGAGCCTATGACTCCTATCACCGCATATGTTCTAACTATGAAGATCGAAGAGGTGATTGAGAACTTTGAACCAAGGGTTAAACTCGTTGGAGTTAGAGCCATACCCAATCTTGATAACAATACATATAATGTTACAATTGAGTTTTATGTTGTCAATGCACCCGCAGAACTTGTCAACATGGAAGTTCTATTAGAGAGATTACGATAATGGCAGCAAACAGACAGCGACTTAGTGTAACAGAATTTGACTTTGATGAGGTTAAGGATAACCTAAAACTTTTCATGCGAAATCAGACAGAGTTCAAGGACTATGACTTCGAAGGTTCTGGTCTGTCTGCTCTTTTGGATGTTCTTGCGTATAATACGCACTACCTTGGTTTCAATGCGAACATGCTTGCGAACGAGATGTTCCTTGACTCTTCTCAACTGAGGTCAAGTGTGGTTTCTCATGCAAAGACCTTGGGATACACAACTCGTTCTGCAACAGCATCTAACGCGGTTGTTGACATTTTTCTTAACACAACGAATGCAAGTGCAACTATGCCAGCAGGAACGGTGTTCGGTGCTAGTGTGGATGATGAATCTTATCAGTTTGTAACTATATCTGAATCTGTTGCTTTTAATAGTGGTTCAAACATTGTCTTTGATGATATTAGAATTTATGAAGGAAGTTATGTTTCAAGTAGATACGTTGCTGACACTCAGAATGTAGAACAAAGATTTCTAATCAATGATAATCGTGTAGATACTACAACTCTTTCTGTTGTGGTTCAAAACTCTGCAACGGATACCACACAAAAAACCTTTACTCAATCAACAGATATTTCTGGACTAACCTCTACATCGAATGTATATTTTATTCAAGAGGTTGAGGGTGGTCAATATGAAATATATTTTGGTGACGGTATTCTGGGTTCTGCGATAGAAGATGGTAACATTATTATTATGCAATATGTTGTGACCAACAAGGGCGCAGCTAACGGTGCAAGTACGTTTACTTCATCTTCTGCAATCGATACGGTCAATAGTGTTAATGTTGTTACTGTTTCAAATTCTGCTGGTGGATCAGAACCAGAGAGTATTGAATCTATCAAGTACAACGCACCTCTGGATTATGCATCACAGGGAAGGTGTGTTACAACAGAAGATTATAAGACATATGTTAAACAGTTGTTCGCAAATACTCAAGCGGTTTCTGTCTGGGGCGGTGAGGATGGTTCGTTCAACGATGTTACTGGTGTGTCAGATAGTGCAGAGTATGGTAAAGTATTCATTAGTGTTAAGTCAACAACAGGACTAAATCTGAATGAAGTCCAGAAAGCCCAGTTGGTCACAAACTTGGCACCGTTTACTGTTGCCTCTATTACTCCTGTGGTTGTTGACCCAGAAACACTTAATCTAATTCTCAATGTTAATTTCAAATATGATACTAACGCAACATCTAGTGCAAAGGAAACAATTGAGTCCTTAGTTAGTAAAACTGTGACCTCGTTTAATAATGACAACCTAAAAGTATTCAGTTCAGTGTTTCGTCACTCTCAGTTTACAGGCTTGGTTGATGATGCAGACCCGTCGATACTTAGTAATATTACCACCGTGTCTTTAGGTTCTCTTTATACACCAAATACTGCTGGTTCATATTCATTTACGGTTCAATTTGGAAATGCATTGTACAATCCACACTCCGGCCACAATTCTGCATCTGGTGGTGTTATTGCATCGACGGGGTTCTTCGTCTCTGGCAATACAAATGAGATGTTCTTTGATGACGACGGCGTAGGTAATCTTCGCATTTACTATTTGGTGAGTGGAGTGAGAACATATTTTTCATCTGCAGCTGGAACTGTTGATTATGCAACTGGTTTGATTTCAGCAAGTCCTGTTTTCATAACTACAATATCTAATGTAGACGGTAATATATCATCTGCGATTAGATTTACTGCAATTCCATCGTCCACTGATATTGCGGGTAAAAGAAATCAGATACTTGAGATTGATACACTTAACACAACAATTAGTGGTAATCAAGATACTATTGCAGTTAATAGCGGAGGTGGTAGTTCTACATTTACTACAGCCCCTAGTATCGCATCAACGTCGAGTTATTAATTATGCCGCCTTTTGACTTGTCTTGGACCCCAACTCTAGAAAACAAACTCAGTAGTCAAATTGATGGGCAATTACCTGACTTCATTGCTGAGGACCATCCGAAGTTTTCTAGATTTCTAAAACACTATTATCAGTTTCTTGAAGCTGGTGAACTTAGAGTTGATGTTAACATCGACAACATTCTATTAGAGATTGAGACATCTACCAATCTTCTTAGTGAAGATGGAACTCTTGTTGTTACAGAAATTGGTTCTGGTTCAACAGGTAAGTTTGCTGAAGGCGAGACAATTCGGGGCGGTACATCCAATGCAACGGCAACTGTTCTTGTTGAAGACCTCGGTAACAAAAATCCAAGATTGTTTATATCTTCACAACAGTTGTTCGAAACTGGTGAGACTATAACTGGTGCAACCTCTGGTGCGTCTGGAACAGTATCGCAGTATCGTGCAAATCCCGTACAGAATATTCAACAGCTGTTGGCTTATGCTGACATCGATAATACTATCTATGACTTTCTTGAAGAGTTTCGTAAATCCTTCATGGAGGGTATTCCGTCAAATCTTGCTACGGGGATTGATAAGAGAAATTTAGAAAAACATATTCGCGAGCTGTATCGCCGGAAGGGTACGA